GCATATTTTGCTGGTCAAGCAGTTGGTGCAAACATTCTTGGTAGGTCTGCTGGAGTAACTCTAAATCCTAATCTTGAACTTCTTTTTAAAGGACCAAATCTTCGTACATTTGCTTTTAACTTTAGATTTACACCAAGGTCAGCAAAAGAATCAGAGGAAGTAAAACAAATAATTAGAGTGTTTAAAAAGAACATGGCAGTTCAAAGATCAACCTCTAATTTATTCTTACTCACACCTAATATTTTCACTGTTGAGTACATATATAATGCAAAAGGCGAAAATGCAGGTCAGCAACATCCATATTTGAATATTTTCAAACCAATGGCAATGACTAATTTAAATGTTAACTATACACCTGATGGCACCTACATGACATACAATGAAACTGGTTCATTAACTTCTTATGATTTACAGATGAGTTTTGGTGAGATAGAACCAATTTATGCAGATGAATATGATGGTGAAGATGGTTCTGATGAAGGTAGATTTAACGACCATCGAAATATGGGTTACTAAAAATGGCAAATTACTTTTCCTATCTTCCAAACTTTGAATATGTTAATAGAATTCCTAGTGAACAGAGTATATCCTCATACACAGAAGTAAAAAATCTTTTTAAGAGAGTTAAACTGAATAATGATTTGTTTCAAGATTTAACTAATTTTACAAAGTATCAAATTGTTGGTGATGAGAGACCTGATAATGTCTCAAACAAAATTTATGGCACTCCTAATTATGATTGGATTATCCTATTGTCAAATAATATTATAAACATACAAGATGAGTGGCCTATGAGTAATAGGACATTTGAATTGTATATGAATAAAAAATATGGTGTAACAAATTATGATGGAATACATCACTATGAGTCTATTGAAGTAAAAGACTCTAGTGAAAGTTTTACCGTATTAAAAAAGGGACTTGAAGTCCCTTCTGATTATTCTATTACTTTCTATGATGGTGCTCTAGGAAAAGAAAGCACCATCACAGATACAAATTTAGGTGTTACAAATTACGAGTATGAATCAAGACTTCAAGATGATAAGAGAAGTATATTCTTGTTGAGACCTGACCTTATTCAAACTGCAATCAAAGACATCAAGAATTTGATGAAGTATAAAGAAGGTAGCACACAATTTGTATCTAGAAGTTTAGTACAAGGTGAGAACATAAACCTTTTCTAAAAAGTAAAGGGGGTCAATTTTTTCTTGGAAAATTTTTTCCCCCATTTTTGAAATCAAAGTTGATTTTTGATTACAGGGTTATGAGTCTGCAAGTTTAGCGAAGTAAGACATAGCATCATCATCATTGTCATCAGAAGTGGGTGTTGTCTCAGGAGCTTTTGATGCTTGGTAAGAATCTTCAAGTTTCCTAAGGACTTGCTCTTCAGTGACTGACTTCTGCTCTGCTGCTGCATAGTTATCATACTCTGTCTCTTCTGCTGCCATACGTGTTGATTTTTTACCAAGAACATAATCAAGACGCTTCTTCAGATCATCATAGGATTTAAACTGATCTGCAGCAGTGAAAGCAGAAAGTGAATACTGCTTTTTCCAGAGTGCCTCAAGGGCATCATCGTCATCCAGGAGTGGACCAGGACTATCAAACTCAGAGGAGTCATAGTTCCAGTAACCAGCAACCTTCTTCAACTTCAGTTTGAAGTTAGCACCTTGCCAGAAGTCAAAAGGATTGATTGGAGTTTCATCCTCAAACTCAGGTTGCATAGCAGCCATGATTTTATCAAAGATCTTCTTGCCAAACTTATAGAGGAATACACCTCCTTCATTCTGTGGATTAGCAGGATCTTTGACAACATAGATGTTGGCATAGAAGGACAGTTTGCGCTTTTGCTTACGCACAGTATCCTTGTCAGATTCATTACCACTGTTCCAGAGTTCCCTGTTCAGTTCACCTACAGGGTCCTTTCCTCCCACAGTAGTCAGGGAGTTTTCAATATACCATCCACCAGGTCCTTGGAAGGCGTGAGAGAAGAGTTTTACCCAAGGAAGATCTTCTCCTTCAGGGGCAGGGAGAAAGCGAATTACTGCATACCCATTGCCCGACTTGTCCATTTCTGGTTTCCAAAGGCGATCATCTGCACCTCCACCAGTGTTGTTCATCTTCTCTACTTCTTTCACCAACTTGTTAGTCAGTGATCCAAGGGAAGACTGCTTTTTAAGGTCTTTAAAAGACATTGTATTCTCCGTATTAGTTGTATTTGGTCTGTGTCCTTTAGCTTGGTAGAGGATCAGGCAGCCTCAATATAGGGTATTTAGACTGGGAAGTCAACCCTCTCTTTCAATGGTCTTCTTCATGTTAGCAATCATAGCATTCATATTGGAAAACACTGTGGTCAAGTCAACATCTGCAGGAAACCCAATCATTGTTGCCTCATTTATGATATTCTCCTTCATTAGTTTTGCTTTAGGGTCATCAGACAAACTAAGTCTGGTGTAAAGAATTTTCTGCTTCTGTAGGAGTTCTTCCAGTATGTCAATGTGTTCAAGTTTGTCTTGAGTAGACATAGTATGGAACTTGAACACACTTTCATAAATTTTTTCCTGGAGTGCAGTAATATCCTGCATCTCCTTCTGAACAAATTCAGAGTCAAAGAAACTCATACTTCCTCTTCTTGCTCAGCATCCTCAGCAGGTGGTGTAGGATTGTTTGCTTCTTCAATCTGTTGAAGAATTTCAATTGCTCCTACAATTTTCAAATACGTTTCTCTGGTTCCTTCCAGTGTCCTTTCAAGTTCAACTTTTTGATTAATCAGATTTTCAAGTACAGTAGAATTTTCAAGCATGGATAATAATCTCCTTAAGTGTTTTTCTATATTTAATTACATCAATATGTAGGAAGGAATCATACTTAGACATTCTCATAGACAGAAACTTCCATACAGGGTCATCTAGTTTTTTATCAAAGTTATTTTTAAATCCTATAACTTTATTTAAAAGAACAAGAGATTCTAGAGAGATGTTTTTACCAAGGTATTCTTTCACAATTTGTGGATGCTTTGTACCTTCAATGTGAAACATCTCATCAAAGTTCTTTCCTGAAAAAACATTTTCAACTTCAGATTTAAATGTGTAACTCAGGGATTGTAATCTCTTCTTCCAGTCTGTGTAGTTTTGTTCTCCATTTCTGACGATTTCTCCAATCCAAAGAGACTGCGGATCATCACAACTGACAAAATTACTAACAAAAAACTCAACCACTTCTGCATCATCTTTCTGTCTACTTAATTTTTCAAAGAAGTATCTATCACGTCTTTTGTAGAAACTTTCTAATGAAGCACGTGATTTACCACCATATCTATGGTAATCATATTTTTCTTTTGTAAAGTGATTCTTCAAACCAAGGTAAGATTTATATGCATCAAATGGAGTCACTTTTGGAATCATAATGGGAGTTTAGCATGACTAGTTTTTTTGAGGAGGTTCAGTTCCATTGCCTCACACTTCAATTTTTCTTTTAGGGGTTTAGACATCAACTTTGGAACTGATTCAATGTCCACACTATTCTTCTCACAGAAGAAAACAATTGCATCAATATAAGACATGTCTTTATTTTCATGCGCAATCTTCTCTATCTCTTCAGCAAATTTCTTTGAAGAGTAAAACTTATTCTCAATAAGTTTGTTGATGCTTTCTTCAGTTGACTGTGGCATAATCTGATAGTTTATATTCAACAAACTCTCTAATATATTTGGAGAGTAAGTTGATGTACTTGCGCTTATCATACTCCTCATAAACTTTTACCTCTCCATCCTCGCATGACATAATAATAACAAACTTCTTCACCATTATACCAGTCATCTCATATAACATGCAAGCGTAAGCTGCACATTGTACAAAATGACTATCAATCCATGCCCTTGGTTTAGGTTTCTTTGCTGTCTTGAAGTCAATCACAGCAAGTTCTCCTTCATATTCAGCAATACAATCCACACTACCAGCAACACCCAATTCATAACTGAATAGAGATTGCTCTTGAGCATGGATATTATCAATTTTATTCAAGGTAGGTTTTGCCTGCTTGAATAACATTTCTGATAGAGGTTGAACCTTAGGGATATCAAGGTTCTTCAAATAGTATTCAGAGCAGGTGTGCATATCTGTGCCCCTGCTTGTTGCCTGTTTAGTAATCTTATTTGCCTCATCATTTCCAACCTTTGCTCTCCACTCCCTGAAGATTTCACGTTGGTAATGACTAATAATAGAGGTAATAGAAACTAACTTCTTACCATTTGGTGTATCATAATATCTAACCCCATCAATAGTTTGTCTTGATAGAGTGGGATAATCAACTTCAACATGTGTGAACATTACATACCTAATTCGTGTTTTGCTACAATATATTCTTTGACCAGACCACTTCTACAAATGTCTTCTGGTCCAAATTCAACCATACCAAATGAAGGCATGTTCTTAAGAATACGAATGAAATCAATAATTCCATTCTTCTCACCAGTCTTAACCAAGTCAGTTTGGGTAGCATCACCACAGAAATGAATCTTGGAGTTTTCACCTACCCTTGTAATAATTGAGTCAAGTTCATGGAAGTTCAAGTTCTGAAATTCATCAACAATGAGAATTGAATTATCAAAAGTTGTTCCTCTGATGAAGGACGTGCTCCAAAAACTAATGGTGCCCTGTGCCTTCAGGTTAGCATACAGCATTTCAAAGGCATTGTCATCAGGCATCTCAAACATATACTTTACCATATTCTTATAGGGAATCTGGTAGATATCTGATTTGTCCTCATGGTCTCCAGGGAGGAATCCAATCTCTCTGGTGGGTACAAGAGACCTCACAATGTAGATCTTCTCATAAGGTGTCTTCTGGTCTAAGACATCTTGGAGGGCATTATAGAGGGTGATAAAGGTCTTACCAGTGCCAGCACATCCATAAGCAACAGTGTGTTGGTCCTTTGCATATTCATCAAAGAATATCTGTTGATTGTCAGTTAAGGCTTCAATCTTCTTAATGTAATCTAGATTGATTGGTTTTTTCCTTTTCATAACTCTATTGCTCATTCCAAATGGCACTGGATTACCAGTGTTTCCAATTCCAGTTTTAGATTTTCTTGGCATAGTGGTCTAGTCTACATCAAAAGCAGATTGAGTTGAAGATTCATAAGAACCTCTTTTTGCTAAGCGTCCAGAAATACCT